GGTAGGTATTGCAGAAAACATGGATGATACACAGACATTGATGAATGGTTTTATGAGAATGTCTGTAGACAATGGTGCTTTGTCTGGTAATCTATTGATTGAGATAGATGAAACTAACCTAGTTCCCGGACAGGATCTTAGTGTATATCCCGGAAAAGTCTTTCGTAGACAGGGTGGTGCGCCCGGACAAGCTATCTTTGGCACAAAATTTCCTAATGTATCACAAGAAAATATGCAGATGTTTGACAAAGCCAGAGTGCTTGCAGATGAAAGTACAGGCTTTCCTTCGTTTGCTCATGGTCAAACTGGTGTAACAGGTGTAGGTAGAACTGCATCTGGTATTTCTATGTTGATGAATGCAGCAAATGGTTCTATTCGTAACGTCATCAAAAACTTTGACGATTACTTGTTAGGACCTTTGGGTAAGGCATTCTTTAGTTTTAATATGCAGTTTGACTTTGATCCAGAGATTAAGGGTGATCTTGAAGTTAAAGCTCAAGGTACAGAAAGCTTGATGGCTAATGAAGTTAGAAGTCAGAGACTTATGCAGTTCATGCAGACAGTATCTAATCCTGCCCTCGCTCCTTTTGCCAGAATGGACTTTATTGTTAGAGAGATTGCAAAGAGTATGGATCTTGATCCTGATAAGGTAGCTAACTCCATGAGTCAAGCTGCTGTACAGGCAGAGATACTCAAGAAGTTTCAAGAACAGAATCCACCTCCTGCTCCACCTCCACAACAAGGACAGCCACAACAAGGACAACCCCCTGCTCCTGCAGGTGGACAAGTAGAAGATACACAAGGCTCTGGTGGTGGTACAATAGGTACAGGTTCAGTACCAACTCCGGGAGAAGAAGGTTTTACTGGTAATCAAGGAACTATGCAATAATGATGGTATTGAGAAGACTTACAGGTGACAAAGAGCTATGGGATTCTTTTGTAGAATACATAGATGAATCTATAGCTAAACAACACAAAGCACTAGAGCAAGCAACAGAAGTTCCTATGATCTATAAACTACAGGGATCTATTGCTTGCTTACGTAGAATGAAATATCTTAGGGATGAGTTAAATACTAGGGATAAACAAGTTGACTGAAAAAACTTACACAACAAATCCATTTGAAGGTAAAGAAACTTTAAAAAGACTAAAAGGTGCTTTACGTAATGCTCCTGTAATAGGCACAGTGGCTGATGTTGTAGACATAGGTAAAGACGTAGCTACAGGAGATTACGCAGGTGCTGCTGTTAATACTGCTGCTACAGTCTTAGGTATAGTTCCTGTTGTAGGTAGAATTGCAGGTAAAGGTGTAAAAGCGGCTTCAAAACTATTTAGAAAAACAGATGTAGAGGAAGCTAAAAAGTTAATAAAAAATCCTGAAGCTAAAAAAGAATGGCAAGACATTAATAGATTACCTGAAAGTCAAAGACAAAAAAGAAAACCTGAAGTAGAACAGGCTGCTCAACAATTAGATGAGGGTCAAATAACTTCTAAAGAATACAGAGCAATTTCAAAAAGAGAACAACCTATAAAAAGTATTACTGAAGAAAATTTTCCTGAAATGCCTACTTTAAAAAATATTGTAGGTTCTTTAAAGAAAGATCAAATAGAAACAGGAATTGTAGGTTTAAATAAAAAAATACCTGACGGAACTAAAGTAGCATCTAGATTAGATATTCCTGCTTATGACAATTATGACACATGGATTGTTTCTATACATGATGGAAGTGTAAAGAATGGAAGAGCTATAGGGTATGGGCAAAGTGCAATATTAAAAGGAGTAACTTTTGAAAGTAGCTCAAAAGCATCTCTAAATATAGCTAGAGGTAAAAAATCAAAAAGCACCATAGCCAGAATCTATGGAGATTATTATAATGCTGATCCTGAAGATACTTATGATTTAGCTAGAGATTTACTAAATGATCCTGATTGGACACAAATAGGTATGAATCCTTTTAGGCACAGTTATTTTTATGATAAAGCTACAGGTAGTCCAGTAACTAGAGCTGCAGAGGTAGTGCAAGTAGGTCCTTTAGTTTTGGCTAAAGGTTTAAGTAAACCAACTATTAGTGAATTAAAACAAATGGGAGTAAGAACCACTAGTGGTAAACGTAGGATGTTTGATCAAGGTGGACTAACTACAGAAGAACAAACACAACAAGCGTTTAATCAGGGTGGTTATGGTGTAGCAGGTAAGTTTACTTCTGACACTGGTGTATCTGCAGCAAAAGAAAAAGGTAACTTTGAGGGTTTTGGTTACAAGGGTGAAGCAAAAGAAGCACCTACAGAGACAAAATCTTTTCAAGAATCTGTGGACATGAGCAGTGGTGGGGATGATGATAAAAAAGAACAGTTAGCTAAAACTAAATTTACACCTGCAAATTTTCAAGAAGCTTTATCAGGTCAGTTTGATCAATACAAAAAAGTAGATCCAGAAACTTATGCTGATTTAAAGTTTAAACAAACAGATAAAGATGGACCATTAGGTTATATGGGAGAACCTACTGGTCAAACTTTAAAACAACGTCAAGAAGAGGTAAAAAATGTTTCTTTAGGTGAAACTAAAGAAATGGCTAAAGCTAGAGTCAAAAATTCTATTTTTAATAAAGTAACCACTTTTACAGAAAATAAGTCTTTAATTACATCATTGCCTCCTGTTACAAAATTTAAAAAACCTAGTGGTAGATATATAAATTATAAATTTGTATATGATGACCCTAAAAATATTTCTATACAGGAAACTATAAAAAAATATAATATTAACGACCCTTTTATAAAATTAGTAATAGAATCAGGTTTTTTAATAAATGATGTAAATCCAAATACTACTTTAGATGATTTTGATTTTAATGAAAAAACTGGTGAATACAGTTTTGCAAGAAATAAATTAGTTGGTAATTTAGATGAGAATAATCCTGATCATGTTGAAGTTATAAGAAATTTTTATGCAACTGCTCTTAAACAAGATAAATCTTTTTTGGATAAAGAAAATGAAAAAACCGAACAAAAATTAAGAGAAATTCAAGATGATTATAATAAGGGAGTTATTTCTTATGCTGAACGAGATAGAAGAGTAAACAAACTTCAGGAGGATTCTAGTCAGTTTAGTTATGATAGATTTTATTGGTGTACTGCTTTTGTACATACCCTTATAGCAGAGATAGGTGCAGATCCTTTTAATCCAGTAAATAATTATGATAGAACAAGAGCAAAAAAATTTGCTAAATATGGTAAAGAAGTTTCTATAGAAGATATAAAAAGTGGAGATATTCTTTTACTTGGAGATCCAAGAACAGGTGATATAGGACATTTAAGCATAGTTGTTGGTAATGATATAGAACAAGCTTTTAAACCTCTTCCTATTTCCAAAATTAATCCTTGGACACGTGAAACTGCAAGTTCAAATCCTGAAGATTATGTTTTAGGTCTTGGTGGAAATCAATATGATGAAAGTATTGGTGCATTTGCTGTTAATGTAAAACCTTTTGAAAAAATCAATATACTTGGTGTTCGTAGAATTAATGGTATAACTTCAGAAATGATTGATCAATTAAAAAAAGATGATCCTGAGTTTAAAAATATTGTAGAATCTACTACAGCACCTATGGATAGACCAACTAGTTTAAGCAAAAATGTTATGCCCAAAAACTATCAAATAATGGCAAACGACACACTAGGTAAAGTTGCTAAACAATTTAATACAACAGTAGAAAAATTACAAGAACTTAATCCTGAAATAGTAAACCCAAATGAAATTTTTATAGGTCAAAATATAAAATTACCAAC